ATGGCTACAATAGATTACATAATATTCGAACATCACCTAAAAAAGGATGGAACATATAATATTAAATTCAGATTGACTCACAAGGGTAAGCAGGTATATAGGGCTAGCAGTTTTCATGTAAACAGGTCGCAGGTCAAAAAGAACTTTACCCTTAAAGACCATAAAGTTTTGGATTCTGTCAATGCTGAACTTGCTAAATTCCGGAATAGGCTCAATGGAATAGGTGAAGAGGCTGATGATTTCACGGCAAAGGACTTGTTGGAGATTGTATTCAGCAATCAAAAATCATATATAGATTTCATTGAGTTCGGAGATTCCTACATAGATATGATGAAAGTTGAGGGTAGGATAAACTCTTTTCAGTCGTTCAAATCTATATTCAACAGCTTCAAGATTTTCGTGTCAGCACCTGATCTTGATGTTTTGAAACTGAATTCTTCAATGTTAAAGGAATATGAGAAATTCCTACTCAAAGGGTGGACTTATGAAGTTAAGGGTAAATCTTATGTTTCCAAAGGTCTGTCCAGGTCGGGTGTGAACAACTACATGAACGTTATTAAGTCGATAGTGAATGCCTGCAGGAAGCAGTACAATACAGAAAGGAAAATGCTGATTCCCAACAATCCATTTGACTTCTATGAGATACCCAAGAAACAACAGCCTCGCAAGAGAGGTAACGATCTGTCAATTGATGACATCAAGAATTACAGAGATGCAGATCTGAATGTAAACAGATCGTTTTCAAGGGATATATTCATGCTGTCCTTCTACCTTTGCGGAATGAACGCTATTGATATATGGAAACAGGACTGGACAATACGTGACGGCAGGATAGAATACGAAAGGTCAAAGACCAGGGATAAAAGGGCAGATAAGTCGTTTATAAGCATTAAAATTCCTGACGCAGCCAAACCACTGTTGGAAAAGTATACCAAAGATTACCTCAGGAAGAAATTTGATAAATACTTCAACTATAAGAGTTATTTACCGTATAATATGCCGGATAACTTTACATTCTACCATGCTAGGCATACATTTGCTACATGGGCATACAATAGGTGCGGATTCAGCAAAGATCATGTTGCCATGGCACTAAATCATTCGAGCAACAGGATTACCGATAGCTATATAGCACCCGACTGGAGCATAATTGACCGGGTGCAGGAAGGGGTATTATCCCTGATCGCCACAGATTAACCAATTTAGGTCAATACCGTAATGATTATGCAAGTGGCTAAGGAGTCTAAAGTCTGGGAAACGGGTTCCTTGAAACACCCTGGATATGGTTACATCAGGGATGCCCGAAGTCTCTGATATGTCTTTGTTCATTATGCCGGATGACATCCTCCACGCATTAAGCCTTTCCGCTATTTCTTGGTATGGCCTTTCCCTTTCGGGGTTCTTCCTGGTGCTATAATCCACGACAACATTCCGTACATATTTTTTCATAATTCTATATCTAAATCTTTATCTCTATCATTAATGTCCAATTGTGAATAAACATCCCTCCATATCTCGGCTATCTTGCTTTGGTATTCTGCAAGGTGATCGTCAGCCCAATCATCAGCCGTAGCCTTGCCAATAAGAATCTTGAGCATAGCGTTGTTTTGTATGGTCAATGCTAGGTTTGCAATCATTGCTTTCTCGGGATCTATATCGTATTTGAATAAATCGTTAGGGTTGAAGGGCATTTTGCTACGGCTCATGGTTCAATATCATTTTTAGTCACCTTGTAATTTATCTCTAACTCTTGAATATTACCATCTGAATTCTTTCGGGCAACTTCAACGTTATTAATTGTTAATATTATTTCAAACCTACCCCGGATTTCTTCCTCAGTTTTCATTTTAAGATTTACCTCATCTCCAACAAAAACGAAGTCACTGAATTCTTTCTTTGTATTAAATTCTCCCAAGTCAATTGTTTTGTTATTAACATTGTTATAATAGCTTCCTGTAGATTTGACATTCGGTATGAAGGTGTAAACAGCCTCAGCATACGGTTCTTGCTTTTGAATTTCCGGATCTTCCTTGCTGCACCCAAAGATCAGTGGTAAAAAGAAAAATAAGTATTTAATCCTCATCATATTTAAATTTTATTTTAAGTAATTGGCTATAATCGTTGTTATGTTTAATGACTTTCCCTTCTTTATCTCTATTGTGGAAATAAAAAGGAATATTTCTACATATATTAAATGGCAATGAACATGGCTCGACTGGGCATGAAGCATATTTAACCTCATCTTCTATATCAATGTCGACTCCACTTAGGTGCGCGCATTGTTTACAATCTTTGTCTGCAGCATATCGAACAGTCCATTTAATATCACTTGAAACCAACATATTTATTGATCTAAACTGGTTGGAATATCTTCTAAGTTTTATAGCTGAATCTTTATAGTGATCCATTAATGTAATACTATAAGAAAATAAGTCAGATGATAAATCTTTTATATCTCCTTTGTTAATTTTTAACTGGCATCTACTTAATATTAAGTTCTCAATAACTTTTATAGGCAACTTATTCGAACTAAGTTCAGACGCAAATAAATACTCGTCAATGGATATTGTATCTAAATTATTTTTAGATAGCCTTTTATTTAAAAGTTCGATTAATTCAAAGTCGGCATTTTCCATTTTTACATGTGATGAACAGAAGCTTTACCTTTCACTAAGAATAAACCAAGTATGTGTTTCTTTAGAATCTTATTTTCCCCTTTAAACTTTGGATTCGAAGCTTCTATTATAATAGCGCTATCATCATTTTCGCAAGGATGGATATTCTTTATGGTCCTAAGGTTATCGTAGTGCGAATCAGTTATAATTAAATGAGTTTCACCCCAACGCATAATATCAAAATTGTTTAACTTTTTAATGGCTATAATCTCGCCTGACTGATATTTAGGATACATACTATCTCCATAAACTCGAGTAAAAGCATCACAATCGTTAAAAGGGGGAAAGTCTACATAGTATTCGGGGTTTTCTTTAGAATCTAAATAAGATTCTGCAATAGTTGCTGTAACGTCGATATCATAAAATGGCACTCCGGTTTTGTTTTTATAGTTATTAAAATTTGAATAATTTGTGTCATTTGACTCTTCTTGATTACTCTTGGAAAAATTTTCATCTATAATAGGTTCCTCTCCATATTCCCAATATTCTTTTCTTAATCCAATTCTATCTCTAAGAATGTAATAAGTATCCTTGGGAGCATTTCGACCTTTAATCCCTTGTTCGATCTTAGACAAATTTGATCGCTCAATACCTAAAATATCAGCCATTTGTTGCTGAGTAAAACCTATTGCTTTTCTAATAATTTTTAGTCTAGCATTTTTTTCTTCCTGACTATCAGTCATTTAAATAATATTTTGTGTCAAAAGATACATATACTGTTGCAAAAGTGTCAAATGATACTTATGTTTGTAGAACAATTCGATATAAATATAAAGAATTATTCATAACAATATATATGCCTATGTATTTTGAACAGACAAGAAGGGAGATAAGAGAGCTTCTAAAAGGCTTAAATCCTAAAGAAGAGTGCCAGTTTGACGTAAGAGAATCTCTACGTGTAAGGCAAATAATCAGCGAAATTCATCAATACACAGACTTAAAGTTTGAAACCTCAACGAAAAACAAACAACTACCTGACAAATTGTTAGTAAAACGAGTAAACTAAACGACAAAAATTCCACAATATGAAAAATCAATCCACACACAAAGAGAGAATGAACGATATGTTCAAGAAAATGAATAACTCAGTTAGAGTCGTTACAGAAAATGGTAAAAACTACATTCAGTTTTCGGAAAGCATGAAAAATGCATTAGAAGCGGCATTTGCAGAAACTAAGAAACCTGGCTATAAGCCTGATTTTTTTAGATTATAATCCGTTACCACACAGATAATCGTCAAACGTTACCACACAGAAGATATGGAATTCTATACTTTTTCAAGAATCGAGTTTTACAAGTTGTTATCCGAAGCATCTCAGGCAGGAGCGACCAATGCATTGATAGATGCAGGTGTTGTTAGTCCGATAATAACAAGGGCAGAGGCTTTCAAGAAGCACACAAAGCACACCATTCAGAAACTAGAGAAAGCTGGATTGATCAAAGCGATGCAACGTGAGAACAGGGGATATTTCTTCTATGATGTCAAAGCACTCAACAACGCACTGATAACCGAAAACAGACATAGATTCTTTAAGGGAAATGAACAAGATCAAAGTTAGGGTTTGCCAAGATCCCCCAAAGGACTGGAACCCAAAATCTACGGAAGCAATCAATAAATGGTTTAACTATATACACCAACAAAATTATGTTATTCAATGCAACAAAAGTTTACTTCCATCCAAATGAGGATAGAGCAGTATCAGAAAGGACAGTCAAAGTAGGTCCATTCGAGTATTCTTCGGTAACGTTCGAGGATGGCAGTAAAGACAGGTCATTGACGTTCGGTAAGTTTCTTATAAACGCATATGCCGATATGTTCATCCTGTACGTCAAAGGAGTAAGTAAATTATCAATCAATTTTTAATAAAAACCACACAGAAAAATGAGTACAGAAATCGTAAAAACAGAAGATCTAACAAGTTATTTAGATATTCTAGGTTTAGCGCCAAAGCTAACACAAAAGGAAAAAGAGCAATTCGTTCAGATTGCGCAAATCTATGGGTTAAATCCATTTAAGCGTGAAATATATGCGTCAAAGTATGGAGACAATTTCAGCATCATTACCGGGTACGAAGTTTACATTAAACGAGCTGAGCGCACCGGACAACTAGACGGATGGACAGCTACTACAAGTGGGAGTGTAGCAACGGGAGATTTAAAAGCAACCGTAACTATATACCGTAAGGATAGATCACATCCGTTCGTTTGGGAAGCACTGTATGAGGAATGCGTACAGAGGACAAGAGAAGGTAAAGTAACAAAGTTTTGGGAGAAAGCGGCATTCATGACTAAGAAGGTGGCTATCTCGCAAGGGTTTAGATTATGCTTTTCTGATGAGCTTGCCGGCATGCCTTATACTTCTGATGAATTGCCTGATGTTCAAACTGAGGATATCTCTCATGTTGAAGTTGTAGAACCTGTAAAAGTCATTGAGTCAAATGTAGACCAAGCGATCATCGACAGCTTAGAAGCTTGTACAACTCCTGACGAGGTTAAGAAAATTTATAAATCTATCCCAAAGGCTGAGCAACCGATTTATAAGGATTTAGTAATCGAATTAGGTGAAAAATTGAAAGGAGCAGCGTAATGAATCAAGTAACAACACAAGAATTTGCAATAGAGGTTAGTACTCCTAAACTCTTAAACCTTAATAAGAGATATATCGGCGATATCGTCGAGCAAGCGCGCATCAATCTATCAGAAGGTCACACCGACGCTTTAAAGCTATTCATTACAGCTAAGAAGGGCAAAGAGCTATTCGATCAACTAGAAAAGACAGTACGTCCTTATGCTGAGCAAGAAGATAGATTGAGCAAGGGTGAGGTTTACAAGAAATACGATTGCGAGATCACTGAAAAGATGACAGGCGTATCGTATGACTTCACCAATTGCGGTGATGAATATTGGGATAGCTTGACGGCTCAAATTAAGGAATTAGAGGATGCTCGTAAAGAGCGCGAGAAGTTCCTCAAGACTTTGACTAAGCCTGTGGCTGATGTTGAAACAGGAGCGGTTATCAATCCACCGATTCACAAGGGTAAGTTAGGTCTAGCAGTAACAATAAAGTAATGGCGGACTTCATATTAGGATTATTATTAGGAGTTGTATTGTACCTGTATGTTAGGTATGAGTATAAACTTTGGAAGAAATTTAATAACAAATAAACCATGATAATTACAGGAAAAGTACATGAGGTAGGGACTACCCAACAAGTAAGTGAAAGTTTCAAGAAACGCGATCTAATCGTCGCTTACGCAGAGAACCCGCAGTTCGTAGAGTATATTCGTTTTGAAGCAACGCAGGACAATACGACTAAGTTCGATGGACTTAATCCAGGTGATGAAGTTGAGGTACACTTCAATCTTAGAGGGCGTCCATGGACGAACAAGGAAGGTGTAACGACTTACTTCAATTCATTGGTAGTATGGAGAATTCAGAAGCTGGCATCACAGCCTAGCAGTTCAACACCTCCACCTGTTGACATCAACAATGCCGGAGACGACGATGGATTGCCTTTTAACTAAGGGTTTACTGTAATCCCGTAAAGACAAAACAGTAGAAAGGAAGCAATTCAATGCCATACCTTAACCAAGACATAGTTCTGTATGTCGACCAACGAGTGATATTAGGAAGAGAGGATGACGAAGTAGTGGTAATATCACAAAGAAATAGCGTGCTGATAGTTCAGCACGCTAATAAATTATCAAATCCATTTCCCGTTACCACACAGAAGATTAGAAATGATGAAGGCAAATATACAGATATCCATCGAGGAACTGAAACAGTTTCACTACCAATTCAGCGGCCAAGGGCTAAAAGTCCTAAAAGAAATGTGGATTCTAAAAACAAAAAAAGAATTCCCGAGCAACCCATATCCAACGGCCAAGGACTATTCGACTTCTAAGAAACCATCAAACCGATTAACCAACCAAATCTGTGATTTCCTTAAACTCTTGGGCCACCAATCCGAACGCATCAACACCATGGGAGTGATGCGAGATAACCGCAAGACCGTTACAAACGTTCTCGGACAGACTCGTGTCATTGGTTCGACAACATGGACTCGCGGAGGAACGACTCCAGGCAGCGCAGATATATCGCTTACCGTTTACGGATTCTCCATCAAGATCGAGGTTAAGATCGGCTCAGACAAACAGTCCGACGCTCAGAAGCGCTACCAAGCCAATATCGAGGCATCAGGAGGTATATATTACATAGCAAAGGATTTTCAGTCATTCTATGAATGGATCTTGCCATTGCTTGATAAACTTAAACTAGCACACGATGGCATTAGACATAGTTCATAGCGTACACGACGAGATGGGAGGTGATGACGGCGGACAAGGTTTAGATATCCTGCAGTACATCATCCCTCAAGGTATCGAAGTACCGAAGCCCGAGAGTGTATTCGAGCTGTCAGGTATTCCCGTATTCACCAAGAAATCAATATCAACATTGATAGGTAAAGCAAAGTCCGGCAAGACCACAGTAACGGCATGGCTGGTGGCTCAATGTATCCGTATGAACATGACCGTTGTATGGCTAGACACCGAGCAGGGAGAGTATTACGGATCGCGTACACAGCATTGGATTCTAAGCATTGCAGGCATCGAGCTATACGCTAATCTTAAGTACGTCGACGTACGCGTTTTAAAGCCCACAGAGCGATTCGCAGTACTCGAGCAGTCTGTTGCTATGTTCAGCCCGGATCTCGTCATTGTAGACGGTATTAGAGACCTTGTGTTCGACATTAACGATCCGAATGAAGCTACACTACGTTCAGGCGATATGATGCGCCTAGCGCAGTCCTTTGAGTGTCATATACTATCGGTACTCCACACCAACAAAGGCAACGACAACGCGCGTGGCCACCTGGGTACTGAAATGATCAATAAATCGGAGACCGTTATATCCATTGACAAGGACGGAGAGATGATCGTTGCTAACCCTGAGTTTACGCGTTCAGAGCCCTTTAAACCGTTCGCATTTGTGCGAGATACTTACTCCTTGCCTCAGCTTGTTGAGGACTATATGGGCCACTCTGAGGTGACAGTCGGAAAGCGTTCGATACAGGCGTCAGACTATACTTTGGACGAGCATAGATTGATGCTGAAATTGGTGTTCATCAATGAGGAAAAGCTAGCGTATTCGGACTTCCTAAATGGACTGATTGCAGGTTATGGAACGCATGGAATTTCGATAGGAGTTGCCAAGGCTAAGGCGTTTATTGAGCACTTAAAACAACAGAACGTTGTTCATGCTGAAAAAGAGTGGAAACACACGTATTATTCTCTAATCAACAAACAGTCAGACATTTAGCATCATGGTTCAAGTCTCACGGTTCAACTCAAAATCTACCCGAACCATGATAAATTTTATCACGGTTCAATTATCATGGTTCAACATCAAAAACGTATTGAACCATGACGACACAAGTGTACTGAAAATCAGTTCGTTAATATCTTGGTTCAACTGTATTACCTTACTTGGACCACGAGAAAATCGCGTAAGTATTGTCACGGGTCAGTTTGGGTGTATATACCCCCCCCTAAAGGGGGGTATAACCCTTGACCTACGACAACCCGAACCACGACACTTAGAAATGGAGGTCTCATGCCGGTAGATTTCAAATACAAGCTTGACACATCCTCAAAGAAATTCGAGTGTCCGAATTGTGGTAAGAAAACATTCGTCAAATACCGTGACGAAAAGGGATACTTCGCCCCTGATGAATTCGGTCGTTGCGATAGGGAGGTGAACTGCGGATACCTGATGATTCCGGAGAATGACAAGATCATCGTCGAGCCGAAGCCTAGGGAGATCAAGCCGATCCAGTACATTGATTTTGACGATGCAGCAACTACCTCGACGAATTTTGAGGATAATAACCTGATCAAGTTTCTAGTTTCCAAGTTCGGGGTTGATGCTGTAAATGATCTGATCTTGCAGTATCGCATTGGGATTGATCAAACATTTCCATCTACTCGTGACTGGATCATTTGGTGGCAGTTCGATGTGAACGGGAGATGCCGTAGCGGAAAGCTCATGCGATACCTGGCTGACGGTCATCGTGACAAGAACCACGGTACGACATGGTATCACAAGATCAATCCGAAGTACAAAGGGTTTGAGGTGACGCAATGTTTCTTCGGTGAGCATCTGCTACCGATGTTTCCGGCTAAGAAAGTCGCAATCGTGGAGTCGGAGAAAACCGCGGTCATCGCATCGCACTTCATGCCGGAGTACCTGTGGCTTGCTAGCTGTTCCAAGACGGGCTTGGGTTACCACAAGTGCAAGGTACTGAAGAATCGCAACGTGACACTGTTTCCTGACCTAGGAGCGTTCGAAGATTGGCGATTGAAGGCTCAGGAGTACGGTTGGAGTATCTACTCCCACATGGAGAAAAACGCTACTGCTCAGGAGCGCGCAATGGGCTTGGATATAGCGGATTATTTAATTTCATAAATCTGTTTGGATTTGTGAAAATGATTGTTTAATTTTGATTCGATAGTGTATAGTTATGGCAGCACCAAAAAATAATGATTTTTATAAATTAAGAAAAACGGATGGCAAACCAAAAGAATTGTCTCCTGATGATTTATTTAATTTGTGGAAAGAGTTTGTTTCTTGGGCTAAAGAAAATCCTGTTTTGTCGTACCAAGTTGTTCAAAAATCTGCTAGTGTTATTCCTTTGCCAATTGAGCGGCCTTTGTCATTAAACGAGTTTTTTTCGTGGGTTGATGATACTTACGAAATTACAGTCCACCAGTATTTTGATAACGAAAAGGGGGCTTACGATGATTATTTGGGTATCACTACGCGTATACGCGCGAAGAGGAACGCTAGTTTAGAGGTTGGATCTATCAGTGGAATTTTTAATTCAAATATTTCTAATAGAATTTTAGGATTATCTGACAAGACCGAAAACAAGACGGAGATTAACGGAAACATCAAAACAGAAACCAAAGCCGACCTATCAAAATTAACGACAGAAGAATTGATTGCATTGGACGAGTTGCAGAAGAAAGTGGGGTTAGCGGATGGAGAGCAATCTACTGACGGTAAGCAATGATTTAGTTAAAGCCGAATTATGTCGGCGATCGTTCTTTTATTTCCTTAAAGAGTTTTGGACGGTAATTATACCGGAGGAACCGGTGTACAACTGGCATATTCAGTACTTGTGTGAGCAGCTGCAGGAAACAGTATTTCGAGTATCTAGGCGTGAGGCTAAGCTATTCGATGAGATCATCAACATTCCCCCAGGAACAACCAAGAGTACGATATGTACGGTTATGCTTCCTGCGTGGGCTTGGGCTGTTGATCCAACGTTACGGATAATCACTGGCTCTTACTCAGCTTCGCTAGCCACTGACCACGCGGTCAAGTCTAGGGATATTATCAAGTCTGAGAAGTATCGAAGGCTATTTCCTAACGTTGAGATCAAGAAGGACCAGGATAACAAGACGCAGTACAAGACTACGGCAAACGGTGAGCGATATGCAACGTCTGTAGGCGGTACTATCACAGGTATTCACGCTCACTTGATCATCATTGACGACCCGTTAAATCCAAAGCAAGCGAGTAGTGATGCTGAGCGTACAGCGGCTAACGAGTGGATGGACACAACGCTATCAAGTCGTAAGGTAAACAAGGCGGTTACTCCAACTATTCTCGTGATGCAAAGATTACATGAGGTGGATCCAACAGGAAACTGGCTTAACAAGAAGGGAAAGGCACTGAGGTGGTTTAAACTACCGGGGCGTATCACTTCAAAAGTCAGGCCTGTACCGGAAGAGTTAGCAGATTACTACGTAAACAACCTGCTCGATCCTGTAAGGTTATCTGATGAGGTCCTAAAGGATCAGCGATTGGATTTAGGTGAGTATGGATATGCAGGGCAATTCGATCAAGACCCTTCGCCTGCTGATGGAGGTATTTGGAAACGTTGGATTAAGCCAATTGATGACCATGTGCTTGACCGAATGCTAGCGGAAAACAAGATCAAGAAGATTGGTAGCGATTGGGATTTGGCATACACCGACAAAGAACAGAACTCAGCAAGTGCATATGTAACCTCAGGAGAATATGAGAAGAATATGTACATACTTGATTTAGGCTTTGAGTGGTTAGAGTTTCCTAAGCTGATGGAATACATCAAGAACAGGAAACCAACGCATTACATCGAAGCTAAAGCATCAGGAAAGAGTGCAAAGCAGACGTTAGTCAATCAAGGAATATCGGCAAAGGAGGTGAAGGTCATCGGAGGGGATAAAGTAGCGAGGGCACAGATGGCCACGCCTTATGCTGAACGTGGCAGCGTTTATTGTAGAGCTTCATTGTTGGAGTTTCTATACACCTGCGAAAAGCAAGGTATTTTGAAGTTCCCGAACAACGAGCATGACGATTTACAGGATGCTCTTGTGCAGGCGATTCAAAGGCTATTAGGTAAGAATAATATGTTTGTAGTATAACCATGAGAACTATACAGAAAGTAAAATCAGAAACCCAAGTGAACAACGAAATGTTGACGGATGTTGGCGTTAAGTGTTTGGATCACGTTAAGAGCAATACTCGGCATAAGGCGTTCGACTTGGCTGCAAAATATGGTTCTATTTTCAAAATGGTAGAGTTATTTATTGACACACGAAAAGAGCCTTCTGAATATGTTCGGAATGATGAATATTTGCTAAGCAGATATAATCAATTGAGGGGAGATAACATAAGCTTGTACATGGCTGAAATAAGGGTTTTAGAAGAAGATTAACCAAACGGTAATATATGGGGTTTGATTTGTTGAAGGGGTTGACATCGTTTGGTAGAAGCGATAAAGATACAAGGGGAGGATTGCCTTACCCTAATTGGCAGTTTATCGGTAATATGTGGGTACAGATGACCGATGATGGTCGTAACTACATCACTAAGGCCTATGATGCCAACAGTTACCTGAGGGCCATTGTTGAGGATATCGCATCCAAGGCAAGTACTGCGCCTGTTGGACTGTATAAGATCAAGAATGGCGCTAAGGCCAAGAAATATCAGAACGCTGTCAAGGCTTCATTCTCTTCACAATCGTTCATCAAATCGATGGTGCTCAAAGCTCAGGCATTCGATGAGATTGATCAACATCCATTCTTGGACCTTATCAACACCAAGCCTAACACATTTCAAACAGGCAATCAATTACGCAAAGAACTTCACGGATATAAGCTCGTAACAGGCAACAGCTACATGTATGCCAGTGTTAAGGGCGAGAGGTACTCGCAGGGCTTAGAACCTCAGCGATTATGGTGTATTCCATCACCGACGGTCAATATCGTGGCCGGTGACTTGGTCAATCCGGTGAAGGGTTACCAGGTTAATTACTTCTCGGAGAATATTATCGATCCAAGACAGGTGGCTCACTTTAAAGAGATGAACCTCGTAGCTGATGTGACGGGCAATCAGTGGTTATACGGACGTTCTAAGCTATCATCTGCTAGAGATACTATCGGAGGATTCAAGCAGGCTAATGTAGCTCAGAATACGCTGTTTCAGAACATGGGGCCATTGGGTATCGTGTCGGGTACTGGTGAGAACTCGGGGTTAGACGAGGACAATGCTATAGCCATCCAAGACAAGTTCGAACAACGCCATACGGGATTGGTCAACGGAGGTAAGCTCGTTGTTACTCCTGCTGATGTTAAGTTTACGGCTATCGGTATCAGTCCGGTGGACTTGAATATCATTGAAGCCAAGGGCGATCTACTGCAAGAGATATGCGCGCTGTACAATTACCCTAAGGAGAACTTTATCGGAGCAGAGAATAAAGCCAGTGCAGGCACAAGTGACAAGAAGGTAATCACCTCATGTGTGCTTCCATTGCTTCGTGAGTTCGATGATGTGATGACGGCCTATGTACGTCAAGCTTACGGTGACGATAGCCTTGTGGTGATCTCAGATACTCAGTACTTCGAGGAACTGCAAGAGAACCGTAAAGAGCTTGCAGAGTGGTTAGCGGCCGCATGGTGGATCAAGGTTAACGAGAAGCGTAAAGCGATGGACTATGACGAGGTGCAAGGCGGTGATGTGATGCTAGTGCCTATGGGATTGAGTAAGCTAGAGGACGTTGTTGCTGATGTGCAGGACGTTGATTTGGATATGTTGGATAGTAATAATGCTTTGTAAATAAAATATATGAGCGATAAATTAGAAAATTATGATTCATTCTTAGAGAATGAGATCGTAGCAAACAAACAACTGCGTAAAGATTTGGACGAAAAGATTCAGGTTTTAGTAAATCTTCCTAAATCAAGGGAAAGAGCCTTATCTATCACCAAACTTGAAGAGGCTGTAATGTGGCTTGGTATGGATTTGAAAAGATTAGGCGCACAGAATCCTTATCCTTCATCTAAAGACCCAAATACAGGAAGTGTTGTAGAGCCTACTGCTGATGGTCTTAAATTTAGCAACCATGGTTAAACTAAAACTACTTAAAGACCACGAACTCGGCAAGGCTAATGACGTGGTAGAGGTTACTCCTGAGATGGGCAATTACCTAGTGAGGTGTAATGTTGGGGTTGAGCATGTCGAAGCTCCTAAGGAAGTGAAACCGAAGAAAGCTAAGAAGAAATGAAAACAATAATTCTAGGTATTCAGCCTAACCTAACAGAGCGTCAGGCCAACATCCTGAGGGAACAGCTAGAGCCATATACCAAGGGTTATAACCTTGTGTTGAGCAAGGGCGTTGTAGGTGGCGTGGTGATTGAACAAGAGTATAAGCCTAAGGTAGTGAAGAAATAATGCTTTTCATCTCATACATACTATTCCTATCGTTCTTCATCTTCATGTCATGGCAGAAGGCGAGAACTAAGGGTATTACACCTAAGGAGTTTGGCAATGGTGTGGTGATCTATTCGATAGGATGGGTAGTGTTGATTGTAATTATAAAGTTATGCGGAATTTAAACAGATTAGAAAGCATATTGCAAGTGATTGCTTTCACGGCAGTTGTTATCGCATTGGGTATTTGCTTTGTCAGTTTATCCATGTTGTTGCCAATGTTATACGCTATTCCTGTGGCTATATTCTTAGTTAGTGTGTTATTGATATTTGCTATTAAAGTACTTAAGAGATCGAACTAAATGAACCGCTGGACAACCACCATACAAGCTATTAACCCTGATACAGGAGAGCAAGCCGAGTACATGGGGCCTCTTGCTATTGGCGATACTGAGCAGGATGCTAAGCAATACCTTGATACTAACGGTATGGGCTATGCTACTATTCAGGGCAAGTATGTTGGTGAGGTTGATATCAAAGCACTTAAGCCTGACGCAAGGCATCGCAATCTATTGCTAAGAGCAGGTGTATTCGAACGTAAGTATGCGAGGTTATTCCGTGCTATCCTTAAAAAGCAATATAAGAAGGCCAGCGACGCTTATCCAAGCCAGTACACTGTTAACCCTGATGATTACAGAGAGGTGCTTACAAAGCTTTATACTGAGGTATTGCCAAAGGAATCACAGCAAGCTTGGGATGATTACGTCAAACCGTTGGTAAAACCCCCGAATTCAGGGGAATTAAAAAAGGACTTTTTTGACGATTTAATGGGTCTTTTGAATATTAGCGTTGGCGATGGAGAATGGATCCGCATTTGGCGCGATACAGCAAGACAATGGCTAAGTCTTAATATCCTGACCAAAATCACTAATATTGCTCAGACTACTCAGAGGGCAATAGCAAAGGTCATTGAGGATAGTCTCAATAGTGAGAACTCAAGCATTGACGATGTTCGCAGGGCTATTGAGCGTGCTGCAGATGGCGAGGTCAATAAGCAGAGGGCATTATTGATAGCTAGAACAGAAACGATGCAGGCCATGAATAAGGGCAGACGTTTAGCTATGTATTCAAGTGGACTAGAGTGGCAAAAGATTTGGGTTGATACTCCCGATAATAGAACTAGGCTTAGTCATAGGTATATTGCTCAGGAGGCATACAGACCATTAGACGAGCCTTATTGGCTACTCAACAAGAACGGGCTACCCGAACCTGCACAACATCCAGGTGATCCGCAGTTGAGTGCTGAGAACGTGATTTCATGCAGATGTACTGAGGATTATGAAGTAGTACGTGACGAGGCAGGCCGTCCAAAAAGAAGAAACGACAAGCCTGTATATTCAGAATTAGCAACGGTTATTTGATCTTAGAAAGAATTATTATATTTGCACTGTTAAGCCTAATAAAGCCTCTTTCATTTGAAACGTAATTAGGTAAGAGATACTAGCCTTTCTATTTAATAGCGAGGCTTTTTTATTATATTTGGTTATGAACAAAAAGTTTCATGTTGGTTTGTATCTATCCGAAGAACTAGAAGAGCGGAAATTAAATATTGCTAATGTAGCTGATACGTTGGGAATTTCAAAAAGCAAACTTGATGACATATTGAGTTGTAAATCCGATATGACACCAAGTATTGCTAAAGGGTTGGAAGGTATGTTGGGTATTAGTTCTGAGTATTGGATGAATTTGCAGAGAGCTTGGGAATGTGGCGTTTAAAGTTAAATAATGCTTTTAATTAAATTGTCTATTTCGTCAATATCCTTAACGTCAATCCCATTAGAAACTAACTGATTCCTAAGGGAAATTAAGTGTCTTAGCAGCTTTGGAGATTTAGACATAAGCTTTGCATCTTTCTCTTTCAACCTAGGGTATTCATCATTATCAGAATGAATGCCGGCAATCATTATTCTGTTACCTACCCCGTTGTCATCATCGGATATATCCCTAATGATTACATCAGTATACTTCATTAAACCGAACTGATTACAATCTACATACCAATCAGTATTTGTGTAATCGTAAGTGTCTTCAATAATTTCTTTGTATTGCATGTTTTTTGATTTCGGCATTTGACCAACAATTCGTTTTGCCCACTCGAGCGATTCTTTATGATTTTTTCTATTTTTCATACCCCTCTCTTTTTATCTTTATTCTTGATGTATTCGTCTACATCGTTGTTGATGTCGTCCAAACCTTTACGTCTGCCTGACTTTAAATAAGCTATAAGGTCAGCCTTTAGATAATAAAGCTTACCTCCCTTACGAATGTTTGGCAATTCCATTGAAGAAGATTTTCTCCTCACGGTGTTAATTGTGTAACCTAAGAAATCGGCTGTCTGCTTAACATCAAAGAACACATCCTTTTCTTCTTGTTCAATGTTAATATTAGATTTCAACTCTTTAATTTGTCTTTCTAGATCATCTAATCTAGATAAAATTATTTCAAATGGGTTTTCCATAAATAAAAAATCCGCATTAAATCCATTGCATCTCACCTCAACTTCATTAATACGGACAATATCGTTAATCAAATGTTACTTATTGTGAGATGCTGTAACTGATACAGAACAAAGGTGAGAAAATATTTCATAAATCCAAACGGATTAGTGGAAATTATTTTTTATATTTGACTATTCATTATAATGCGACACCCAAAGTCGCAAAAAGTTTCTTTCGTAGCCCTGACATGAACAGGGCTTTTTTATTTATTTTCACACATCCATTTGGATTTGTGAATTATTCGTTATATCTTTGATGCATACCACACAGAAAAGATATGAAAAGACTATTTACTATGATCGCTATAGTAGCTATGGCATCATGTTCCAAAGAAGGATTCCAAGATGTAGATGTACTGCATAACCAAGGATCATCACAAGCAATTCTAAACGGCATCACATTGTCACCAGGACAAAAAGAGATTGTGTCACATTCCACAACGTATTCAGTAAGCTGTAGTGAAGGTTGTAAGGTTAACATCAACGGTGCTATTTACTACCAATCCGGTGTTTATCAAAACGATTCTAAACGTCAACACAAGTTTTAACATTATCCCCACCAGCGAGAAGCTAACCCTGTGAAAGGGGGATGGGGTAACCAAACACACACAGTTATGAGACACGAGGATAAAACTTTAATACAACTATTGAAAGAAGCCAAAATCGAAATGATATATACGCCTCTTGATAAGTACCCTCACAAGCGATTGGATTTCTTGGAATACAACGGTAAACGTATCAATAGACCAAGACATGATAGGTGTTACGAAGTTGTTTTAAGAGAGTTTGGAATAGATCTTACAACCTTTAACGATTAATAAAATGAGTAAAATTTGGCTTACAGAGTATTCAGCAGTAAAAGAATGCGGAAGCATAATTAAGATGTGTGGACACCGTATTTATGCTGATAATTTTGAAGAAGCTTGTAAAAAAGCTAAACATAACGAAACAGTAATCGGACAATTAGTTTGTGAAATACCTTGTAAAGAAGGAACGACCGAACCTGATTTTAGTAAACAAATAAATTATTAAAGAAATGGCACGATTAGAATTAGAAATAAAAAGTGAATTGTCACACATAGAGTTACATGTTGTAGTTAAAACATCATTTGGTAATAATAGAGCGACTGAATTTACAAAACAATGGCTTGAAAACATCACTATTGAGCAATTTGAAAAAATGATTGAGTTGTATGATTCATTCATGAGTAATTCAATCCCACCCACCATGGATAAAGAAAAATTCAAGTTCGGCGAGGAAATAATCAAGGAAATAAATAAACCCTAACCATGCCAAACACCGCAAAACAAGAAGCTATACGCAAGGCGTATGGTGATTTGATTACCGACACTCTATTAATGATTGAAAAACAAATAGGATTGGATTTGAAACTATGTGATTACTTTACAGGACTAAATCAATCTCCTAATGGGCAGTATTTCAATGTTGTACTTAGCAAGAGGACTAGCGAATCAGATGAATATACAAAGTTGGTAATGTTTGCTTTAAGGTATAAATCGATAAAAGTTGAACCTAATGGATTGTATAGAGTAGCTATTTATCCATTGAACAGTTCGGAAAAAACGAACAGTTAAAACCAACCCATTGTAAAACCCGAAAAGCCTATATACTAGGCAAGTTATTTGAAGAAATAAAGCAAGGTGGCGGAATAGAGACGCTAGGGTTCGGCTCGATGGGTACTCATAAGAACACCCTCAGAAAGACTGGTTCGATGCCAGCTACCCACTAGGAATGGTCACTACTAGACTTGCAGGTTTCAACCCTGCCCTTGCTTTTAAAAGACTAAGGAGTGAATAACATAAGGAATTGTGGATGCAGTTCGCCTTAGCAAAGCGTGTGCGAAATCAGCGAGACTGTTTAGTAGTACACCGTGGGTCGCCTTAACGATGACAAGCACGGAAAGACGTGCAACTTGGAGCAGTGATCACATTGAGGTTAGTCGCTCGTAAAACTGAAAGGATGATTCCCTTGAGGTTGTGTGATTATGTTGGTTGCGTGGCGTTCGATTCCCACCTGCTCCACAAAGTACATTGACACAATATAGTAAGACGTAAATGGACGAGGGTTCGACCCCCTCCACCTCCACAGATAAGCTAATCGTAGCTTTCAGTAGGTAGCCATAAGGTGTAACAGTAGCCAAATGCTACGGCCTACATTCGCCATTGGGGGTGCTTGGATTTGACATGACGTGAATAGGTATTGTAGAGTGCTTTACAAGGATAAACGGCAACGTTTTACAAATGAATAGACCGCAAGTTAGACTTGCTGCCTAATCAAGCTTTTAGGGTTGAGCTTTATCAACCCATTTTAAAGACATTCAAACAGCATTACCCACGAGATTGGGTTGAGTGAATTATAAGCGCGAGAAGGGATCGTAAATGCTCGGTCAAGGGTGCATTCATCGTCCTTTTAGCCCTGCGGCGCTGTTGAAATTTAACCACATAAAACAAGAAATGCATTTCATATGTGTGGTAGCCCGTACGATCTCCCAAAGGTCGGCGGGCTTTTTTTGTTAATAATTGAAAATATTTCACTAATCCATTTGGATTTATGAAAGTTCCTGTTTATCTTTGACTTGAAGGTAGTAGGGTTTGATTTTGTGTGTTTAGTTTGTACCATTGATTGAAAGGCCCTGCATTAGTGTAGGGCTTTTTTTGTGCGGTATGGGATTAGTAGAGAAGGATTTATTAGGTGGTATTGGTGATGTTGATGAGAAAGACTCATCCTACATCATTAAGGGTTACGCTTCTGTATTTGGAAATATTGACAGCGATAACGATATCATTGAGAAAGGTGCTTACAGAAAGACCATCCAGGAGTGGGGGCCACAAGGTAAGAATAGAATCAAACTTTGCTGGCAACACGACATTACCGATCCTATCGGCAATACCTCAGAGCTATTTGAGGACAACAAAGGTTTAGCGTTTATCGCTGAGCTTCCTAAAGGCGTTCCGCATATCGATGCGCGTGTTAAAATGGTACAAGCAAATGTAATCGACGAGCTGTCGGTAGGCATTATCCCATTAAAACACAACAAAGATAATCAAGGCGTTCGCCACATCACAGAAAACAAATTATTCGAGTATTCATTGGTAACCATTGCTTCAAACGATATGGCAAAGGTTATTTCTGCTAAAGGCATGAGTAACATCGATGCTATCGCGATGCTAGAGGCTAAGAGCCAAAACATCATCAAGATGCTTCGTGACGGCTCAATAACTGACGATGCATTCCATATGCTCGAATACTACCACAACCAATTAATCAAGCAAATAACTGACTTAGCGAAGCCGTCTATCGACACTTTGCACGAGCCGTCTATCGACACTCAGTCGGAAGCGAATAGAAAACTATTAGAGGATTTAAAGAAATCATTAACATGGAATTAGAAGCATTAGTGCAGGAGGTTAAGTCGGGATTGGAAGGCTTCAAGACCTCAGCAAATCAAACGATCGCAGATCAGAAGTCTGCTATCGAAGCCTTAACGGCAAAAATGACCGAAATCGAGAAGTTAGGCGGTATCTCAGCCGACTTTGAAGCCTTGCAGAAGGACTTCAACACTTTCGTGGCTGACTTCAACGAGAAGGGCAACCAAGGTGAAAAGAAAAACAAATCATTTGGGGATTCATTCGCTGACGCGATCAAAAGTCAGGCAAGTGAGTTTGCGACATTGGCAAAATCATCTAACGTTAAACTTGACAAGACCATCGAGTTAAAAGATGTTGACTTCGACAGTTTCTCGGCAGGTGCATTAACCACTTTGACCGAGCAGGTATTGCCTGGTATCAACGCGAAACCGTTTCAACCGATGTGGTTACGCAATATTTTCCCGTCGATCAGTTCAACAAGTGGTAGCATCAAGTATTTGCAGGAAAACGAAACTGCCAATGCAACTGATGGTGCGGCTGACATTTGGGATGGTTCTACACCGATTGCGACATTGCTGGCTAAACCGGATGTGGGTTACAACTTCAATGAAGCAACCGCAGAGCTTTACTGGATTGCTGGTATCGTTCGTATCAAACGCGAATTATTGGATGACGTGTCGTTCTTACGCTCGTATATCCCTCAGCAATTAGTGTATGGTAAGCGCGGTATCTTGGTTCGTGAGAACACATTGATCTTATCGACGTTGAACACCAATTCAACCGCTTACGATGGAGCTAAAACAGTGTTGGTCGAGAAGTTATACGATGCTGCCTTCGGTCAGTTACGCGACAACTACTACAATCCAACTCACATCTTGATGAACAATCGTGAGGTTGTTGATCTAATCTTGAACAAAGCGACTGGTTCGGGTGAATACGATTTACCTCCAGGAACAGTTTCATACTCCGCAGGTAAATTGACTATCGGTGGTATCGAAGTGATCGGATTACCTCAATTCGCTGCAGGAACTGCATTTGTGATTGACGCTAATCAATCGATGTTCGTTAACCGCATGTCACCTGAGGTGCGTTTCTTCGAGGAAGATCGCGACAACGTAATCAAGAACTTGGTTACTATCCGTGGTGAGGAAAGAGCAGGGTTCATCAACTTTGATCCTAAAGCTAACATCAAGGTTACTACAACGGTAACACCGTAGTTATAAAAAAAAAATTTAAGGGGAGTGTTTCGATACTCCCCTTAATACTATTTCAAATGGCTGATTTTTTCAAGAATTCCGATAAACTGTGCTTAGAGCGCGATCTAATACCAACAGGCAGACCTGTTAAAGGTGTGGAATATACTTTCCTCACTGACTTATCAGTAGAACCTGTTACGGTTGAGGACTTCAAGATCCATGCGCGCATAGATTACAATACTGACGACCGTTTGGTCGCCATGTACCTCAAAGCAGCACGTGAACACTTGGAGAAAGTAGCGCAATTGTCTTTCGGTGAGCGTACCGTAAGGATGACTGCATTATCCATGGTTGACAATTGGAAGGTTATGTATGGTCCTGTTGATACGGTGACTGCGCCTTATGTGAAGTTTGGCAAGGATATCATCACCAATTCAGGAGGTACAAACGTATCGATTGAGTATACAACCAAATGGCCAACAGGATTACCGATGGATATCGTAGTAGCTATTTGTCGTTATGCGGCATCATTATACGCGTTCAGAGAGAGCGTAGTACTATCGTTTGACGGTAAGACGATCGATCCAAAACAATGGCTTGACGAGTCAGAAAAAGCTGTGATGAAACATGGAAACGTAACATTCATCTAATGTACAAGCCTAAATACAATACAAAGGAGGACAAAGATGCCTACAGCAGGGAGATTAAGAGAGCGCATAACAGTCGAAAGGTACGCCGAAACGGAGCTTCCGGACGGCAACGTGAGCAAGACGTGGACGACGATACACTCGCCTTTCTGCGATGTAATCGAAAAAGACGCAAGTATTGATACCATCGCTACGCTTGACGAGATGGCGCAGGTCATCATCATCACATTGCGATATAATCCTGAGGTATTCTACAAGATAGGTGACAGGATTAAATGGAGAGATAGAGTTTTAAAACTTCACTCTCTTAAAGTGGATGCCAAACGCACCACTACAACGATCATAGCTAAGACACACAACGAAACAACGGAGATGTAATGGCTAAGATCAGTTTAAAAATAAAAGGCCTTGAAGAGCTTAAAAAGAAGCTTGGGAAGCAAGGTCAGGAGATAGTTCTTAGAGAGATTAGAGACGAGATTGAAGTATCTGCACAAATGGTCAGAAACGAAGCAATCAAAAGAGTACCAGTAGATCAAGGTTACCTAAGGAACAGTATTACTGTTGAGGGTAGGGATATGCTTTGGATAGTCTACGCTAGCGCAGGTTATGCGGCTTATCAGGAATTCGGTACTAAAACAAAGGCAGAGATACCTGCAGAGATGCAATCCGTAGCATCACAGTTTAAGGGCAAGAAGCTGAGTGAAGGAAAGTTCAAGGAAGCCATTGCCGATTGGATGCGACGCAAAGGAATACCCGAAGAGGCACTATGGCCTATCATGGCAAAGTTAATGAGTGTAGGGGTTAATCCTCAGCCTTTCATGTACCCGGGCTTTAAACAGGGAACAAAGAATTTACAAAAAGACATTGACAATATCATCAACAGATATTTAAACAAATAATGAAGGACGTAACATCAGCGATAAGAACAGCAGTTATTGCAAAGCTTCGTAACAACGTAATGGTTGACGGGGAGATCGTGAAGATTTACGCTCGTGTTGCTCCTTCATCTAATAACGGAAAGTACATATACTTCCCAACGCAGGATAGCGACAACGCATCCGCAAAGCAGTTCTTTTCAACAGATCATACAATAACGATTGAGTGCGTGTATCGAAACAATGACGGCAATAATTCAGGGCTTGAATTAATGGTAAACCAAGTGTTGCAATTGTTAGGGGTGCATAACCAGGTAGATATGCCACAGCCAGCAGGATTGCATTTAGTCGATTTTGTATTCGTTCGCAAGAATGAGCTACTAGATATTGACGGTGTGGGATATGTATTCAGATCAGTATTAACCTTTGAAGCGATAATCGATGAACAGCAATAAGATACCTGGTAAACTGATGGGTGTCGCAGTTGGTGATACGTTCATCAGTTGCGAGACAGAGAGTACTTTGAATTTTGATAAAGACCTATTACCTGCATCATCAGTTACATCGGGTGAATATGCAGAGTTTATACAGGGCAAGAAGAACTGGAATATTTCGGTTAACGGAGTTCTATTGAAACGTGAAGCAGGAGCAGACTTCAAGACTTTATTTATGGCTTGGCATTTAAATACAGTTCTTACTGTATACTTCCGTACAAGACTTGGTGTTGATCAGTTCTTGATTTGGAAAGGACAGGCTATAGTTAAATCGGGTATGGCCAATGCTCCTAAGAGAGGGTTCGCGAATTGGAATATCGTATTCCAGGGCGATGGTATTTTGGAAATGGATTGGGAAGAATTTTGGACGATCATCAATGCGATGCCTGCTCCATCTGACCAACCTAACATAGTGGACACAAGGCAATGGGGAACGTAGTAGTCATAGGATCGGGATTATTGGTGTCGAATAATGCTACTCTTGATGTTCAGAGCGATGTTGTTGAAACCGATAAAGGCAAAGCGGTAAAGACAAAGAAAGTAGTTGAGATACTCGATCCATACGGAGAATGTACCATCAACGAGCAGGTAGAATATGCATTCCGTGAGGATGACACTAAGACGAGCGGAACAGGAATAGTAATCACGAGATCAGAAATAAAGGTTGTGATCGAGATAGAAAAGGAATTAGATAATTATCAACAAATAATAAGGAGGGGTAAGGAATGGCAAGTTTAGCAGGGAAATTATTAAGGGTTAAGTTCGATGACAAATACATCAAATGTCAATTGGATGCATCATTGAACTTCAATAACACATTTGACGAGGAAGGCGACTGTAAGCCTGAGGACGAAACACTTGTAGGTGAGGGTACTTGGGTTACTCGTGCTTTGGAAACTCAGGATTTTACATTGACTGTAAACCACAGGTTGTTTTTGGACGCATTGGGAGGCGCATCATTATCTCAAGCAGATTTGATCGCATTGAACATTGCAGGAAATGTATATGGTGAGGCTGAGTTCTTGTCCACACCAGGGCAGCACAATGAAGCTAACAATTTGGTTATCACATTGCCAGTAGTTATCAGCTCAATCGGTCTTGAAGCTCCTGCAACAGGTCGTGCAAGTGGATCGATTGAGTTCTTGGGCAACGGCAAGCCAACACAATCGATATTACCTGTGGTGTAATGGCATTTGAGGTTACAAGGATAAAGCGATTGGATAATAACCATGTTCATATCTACTATGATGTGTGGCATCCAAACTGCAAGCCTTGTAGCCTTAGACACAAGATCAAATTATATCAGACTAAAGAAGAATTAACGCATGAGCAAGCAAGAGAAGTTATCACAAAGGGGTTACATATTCGGACTGGGGGCGTTCAGACGATACAAGGAGATAACAGGCAATGACATCAGTCACTTTGAGGAAGCATTGAAACCTGAGTTCCTGAGGAACGAAAAAGGAGAGGTGCAATATGATGGTGACGAGCCTATTCGCATACGTGACATCAATGTGGATGAAGTTGAAGCCAATTACCGATGGGCAGTGATGCTCAAATGTGCCAATGACGTGTATTGCAATATCAATGGCGGTGTTCAATCCTCTGTTGATGCATTCACGGTATACCTTAGTGAAGCGGACCAATCAGAGAGCAATGTGTTGATCAGTCAATACCTTGATAGTAACTATATGGGTAAACCCATGCGCGATTATTACGGTATTCCAAAGGTTAAGGAGGAAGCAAAAAAAAAGCCTTCTCCACGGGCGAAGCCTACGTCAAAGCGTTAAAGTACGGGTATAAGCTCAGTGAGGTCGAAGTAATGACCTTGAAAGAGTTTCTGCTCATAACAACAGCCTACAGTGATAGGCAGGAAGATGAATGGGAGCGCACAGCCCATCTAATGAGTGCGGTGATCAATTACGGGGGAATGGGAGTTTCCGAGCCAATAGAAGCAAAGGAAATATTCGACCTGCGTAAGCATCAAGAGGGTAAAGTTGAGCCAATTACTAGTTGGGAAGAGGCGATGGAGTTGATAGAAAGTATGTAGATGGCAAGATTACAGGTAGAAATAGATGGTAATGCAAACGGGTTTGTAAACTCGATTGGTCAGGCTAATGCAGGACTTAATAAGTTTAGTAACGAGGTTGGCAAAGTTTCGGCCCAAACTAAGAAATTCACAGGTTCGGTAGGCCAAGCTAATGGCGTGGCTATTGAATTCAACCGAATTATCCAAGACGCACCTTTCGGGATGATGGGTATCGGTAACAATATTACCCAACTGACGCAATCATTCTCTACACTTAAACAGCAGACAGGATCTACAGGTGCAGCTTTAAAACAGACATTCGCTTCTATATTAACAAGTGGAAATCTATTGTCTTTAGGTATTAGTGCTATTGTTACCGGATGGACATTATGGGAACGTCACGCTCAGAAAGCAAATAAAGCCACCAAAGATCTTGAAGATGGTACCAAATCTTACATTGAAACCCTAGAAGGACTTAAGCGTGCATCAGGTGAAGGACAGGTGAATGCTCAAAAAGATTTAACCAATCTTAAACTGATGTATGAAGCTACTCAGAACCTTACAATCCCAATGAAGGACCGTAAGAGAGTAGCTGATGAACTCATCAAGCAATATCCTAAACAGTTCGAGGGATTGACTACAGAAGCTGTATTGGCAGGCAAAGCATCTCAGGCTTATGATAAGCTTACTGCTTCGATCACTGCTACGGCAATGGCGGCTGCTTATGCTAATAAGATGACTGAGAATGCTCAGAAGCAACTGAACAACTATTTGCAGATAATTGATAAGCAGAACAGATTAAACAGAGTTCGAGGTGAATTAAAGCCAATAATGGATGTAATGAATGATACATCCGGAACTCCTTCACAGATTGTTGAAAGAAGGAACAGAGTGCTGACAAAAGGTACTGAGCTGAGATATGAAGAAATAAGGCTTGCCAAAGAAATAAACGAGTTAGGCAAACAGAACTTCACAATCACCAACGAAAACAACCTACTTCAAAAAAACTACAATGACCAGATCGTTAAAGGCGCTGATGCAGGAGGTAAGCTATCTACACAGTTAGACAAGGTAGGTAAAACCACTAAAGAAGCTAAAGACATCATGCAGGACTTAGCAGGTTCTGTAATGAGTGAATATGACCGTAAGATATTTGATATCAACAATAAGTATGACGAGATATTCAAGAAGATAAAGCTGATCGGTAATGCGAGCAAGCAGGCCGATGCTTTCGGCTTGGCTACTCAAGCTAAACAGTTTGAGACTCTACAAGCTCAGGTTAACAGATACATTGAAACTGTTAAGGGTATTTCTCCTACAGGACTGAGAACGCTTACTAATAACGATATCAGTTCTAGCACATTGCCTGGATTGTCTGATGCAACAGATAGGATCAATAAGCCTACTAAATCCGTACTTTCAAAGGATGACAAAGACCTTGAAAAACGTCTTGGACGTGTGGTAGAGCGTGGATTCCGATCGGGATTGGATAACATATTGAGCAGTATGGATGACCTTGGCAATAATTTTAAAGAGGTATTTTCGAATGCTTTTTCCACTATTTCAGGAAGCTTCTCAAAGGTTTTTCAAGACATGATGGTAACTCAATTGGGGGATAGTTTTGCAAAAAAGATTAACTCAGATGACTTCGAATTATGGAAGGGATTAGGCAGTAAATTATCAAAAGCTTTTGTTGCAGGTGCCTCAATGGCGGGAGGGTTAATATCAAACCTCACTAATAAAACAAGTTATGTTGGACAAGGTATAGGAGCTGGTTTATCAGGGGCTGCATCGGGAGCGGCTGCAGGAGCGGCTATCGGAGGTAAGACTGGTAGTATTTGGGGAGCGGTTGCAGGTGGATTGATTGGAGCGATATCGGGCATATTCGGAGCATCATCAGCACGTAAGCAAGAGAAGATCCAACAAGAACAGCTATTAGAACAGAAGAAACAAACTGCCCTTATGGAGCGTCAGAATGCGCTAGCATGGGCAAGCAATATAATCGGTCAGATGACCACAAACGGGATAGTTAACAACATTGACCGTAATGCAACGGGTGAACTAGTTGCTAAGGTAAGCGGACAGGATTTATTGTTCGTATTGAACAGGACAGGAGGTAAGCGATGATAAAGTACCGTTTACCATATAAAAGCTTTGATAATAACGATTGGTTATTGACTATCGATATTCCAACGTATACAGGTGACCCTATATATATCAGAGGTGTTGCAGGGAATGCAGGAAGATTGATGTTCGATGGTGGAGTTGATGACCAATGGGATAATCCTATCGTTAATGTAATGCTATCGAGCGAAGTCTACAACCAAGGTCAGATCGATGTTGAGGAACTTCAATTGATAGAGGACAGACAGTGTGTTGTAACATTGACAAGAAACAGTGAGGTTAAGTTCAAAGGTTATCTGATTGCTGACAATATGCAACGTCAGTTCTCATCGCCTCCATACAACGTTAGTTTATCAGCTTCATGTGGACTTAATCTATTGGAATCAATTCCATACTTAGGATTTGGTGGTGAGCTCGGCGATAGAGTGCCGTTGAACTACTTTAGGAGAATTCTTTGTAACTCTAATAATCTTGGTATTGACTTACCAATCAGATGGACCAAAACAGTTGAAGCCTTGGAAACAGCTATTTCGGGTGATGCATTCGAGAAAGCGATATGGTCTGCCAATGGGGATGGTTTTGCTTCCATCAACATCAAGACAGGTGAATATATCAGAAAAGACTGCAAATATATCATTGAGGGATTGACAAAGGCACTTAAGTGCCGTGTATTCCAAGCTGATGGTGCATGGTGGGTATTGGGTATCAAAGAAAGCTTAGCTGATGTAGTGGCTTACAGGGAGTGTGCATTGTCAACAGGATTGCCAGTAATAACAGAGCATACAAGGGATTGCAAGAAGCACATTGGAGGCGAATACAAGTTCGTGATGGAAGATTCACTGCTTACCATCAAACCTGCACTCAGTGAAGTCGTTGTGACGTATGACCATGAGCAGAGAGAGAATATCCTACCAAATGGTGGTCAGGATATCTATAATTTTGGTTCTCCACTTTGGTGGTCTCAGGATCATTCTAGTCTATTGGTTTCGCAATATCCTGACATAACAGGTCAAGGAGGTAAAGCAACCGAACTTAACAATACAGGAACTGCTGAACATAAGTTCTCATTGAACAATGCGCTACCTATCGATGCAAACATACTGTACCGTAGGTTGACTTGGGGATTCAGTTTTCTTCCGATATTCGGTTTTGATGAAGACCTTAATGGCTTCATTGACTGGAAGCACAAGAAAGTAAAGACTTCTGTCAAGTTTACCGTAAATAAAGATGGTGTTGTTACTGATTACTACCTGAACGAGTTCGGATATTGGGGAGACAAGAACAGTCCTGCATTTCAGCAGGTAATAAGTACTGATTGGATTCCTACAAGCGGAGGAACATTCAATATTCAGTTCGATCAGAACAAGAATTTTTACCAAGGAGATGAGGTTGCTATCGTATTCCTGAGGGATGGCAATATTGCATTCCATAACATTGTTTTCGACGAAACTATGGACGTTCAGAGCGGTGTCAACTTCATATCATCAAAGATTCCAAATTCATCGAATGTAAATGCTTGGTCAGTAAGTATATATGGGGTATCTGACAGTATCTATAATAATGCTTATACCCGTAAGGTTGAGGATTATTACAAGTACATCTATTTTGATGTTGCAAACCTAAAATTGAACGATGCAGCATCAGTAAACTACAGAGGCGCATCAAACCTTGACGTATATATCGTTGATCCGGGCAAACTAGATCCTGCTCCTTTTGATGGCGTGGGAATGTTGTCTGTTGAGTTTTATTTAGCTCCATCAATGCACTTCGTACTAGATGACGTATGGATGAAGCTGGACGCCAACAATGACCAATACCAAGTAATCAACTCCGGAACAAAGAACGCTAATAAGCAAGAGATTGAACTCAATATATCTTCTGCTTTCAGTGGATTTTATCTTTCCAACTTCATGCGGACATACTACAACAGCAATACCGATTGGAGGTTCACCGATGGAGTTGATACAGGATCACTTACAGACCTGTACGCAAGGGCGGTCATGCGATCAAGATACAAGGCAAGTTATATTTTCAATGGAACGATTTCAACTCGTGGATACGATTGGAGCTTCCTTGACAACTACACAATTGAAACGCTGGATGAAAAAAAATTCATTCCGCTAAACCCAACATACAATACAGAGACCAACGAGGTCAGCCTCATAGCCATTGAGGATAGGAGCGATGACATTCCGTTGGGCGTAACACATAGGGGAAGTAATAATAATGATGAGATATAAGGAGGGACGGATAGATGTACGTTGAGTATGAAGCAGATGGCAAGACCATCAAAGCTAGAGTTTGGCAAAAGGTAGACACCTTGGCAAATTGGGAAGCAAATACCTTAGTTATTGGACCAGGGGAACAGGCTTTCGTTGTGGATAGTGGAGGTGCACCTATCAACTTTAAGATAGGAGATGGAACAAAGCGTTTCAGTGAGCTTCCATGGTGGATTGATTATGCAGGTGGCCAGTATGTACAGGTTGCAGGAAATGCTTTACCTACTCCTACAGTTGAATTAGGATATTCATTTGTTGGTCCGGGAACTTATACCCATCCAGGTCAACCTGATATAGTTGCTCCTGATGGTAGGTTCAGTCAGATTGTGTGGAACGGAACTTCTTGGGTCCTGAAGGACATGGGAGAGTTGCCTGAAAACATCAAATACAAGATGTTCGTTCAGGGGAACACGTACTATTCAGGTCAGATTGTTTGGGCCAATACTCCGAATGGACTTGAAAGATTCATGGTTAAACTTTCTGTTCCGTCTACCACCAAAGTTCCTGTTTACGGTTCGACAGATTGGGATTTGGTAGAACTTAAAGGACGAGAGAGTACATTTAAGGTAGATGCTTCAAACGCCAATCTTATTTCCTTTTACAATTCGATAGAAGATATCTATATCATCGATTCAAACGACACTGCCAAAGCCGAGGATTTTCTTATAAAATCGGTTTGGGTAAATGATACTGCTGTTAATTCTCAGGTTAGGGCATTTGGAATGCAGATACAACGGCTAAACGAAACCCCGGTAAACTTTGGTGTAAACCAGCACAGAACTTCGGCAGACCTGCCCATTGGTGAACTGTATGAACTAAGACCGGTCGGCGGAACTGCAAACTTTAGGGTATTCGTTAAGCTTAAGTCTGTCATCCCTGCCAGCACTTCGTTCAATACTGTCCATGATGGAAGGATATTGAACACTTCTTCCCTACAGTTCAGGAATATATATAATGCATGGGTAGAAACACAGAAGAACAAAACGTTTGTTGATCCTAAATTCTATCCATCCAGATTGGTTTCGGATTGGTTCAGGGTTATCAAGAATATATATATCTATGATACTGAAAATGTAAGGACAGATGTATATGCGTTGGCCTATGTGTGGATGAATGACCCTACTTTCGGCAAGTTCGGAATGCAGATTACAAAGAATGGGGCAAACAATTCCAACTTTACCATCAAGACGGCTACGCCAGTTTCCAAGGGAACCTATAGACTAGACCTTTTCAATACATCACAGCCATTGAAGAACATTTCAATTGTGGTAGAGTTCAATGATTTTGGAATTTTCCCTACAACATCTGGGAGCGTGGCATATACAGGTGATATATTTACATCTTCTGCATTCAAATATCAGAACGACAAAAATGCCATTAACCTATTGGGGGCAACTTCAACTTATAAGTTGAACAAGATTACCGTAACCAGGAACGCCAATGATTTTCTGTCCATCAGGGAAACGATAATGAACATCACCGATGCCAGTGAGGGGAATAGGTATGAAGTATATGTCCCTGCCGGACTTTGGTATGAGGTGGACATTCAGACAAAGGAATGGGTGGATGTGTATGTTCTGCCAGGGGCAATCGTTGAATGCGATTCCAACCTGACTGATGCAAAATACGTTATCCCGACCAATTACCCATATCCAAGTGAAATCGGAAAGCAATGGAATACGGTTGATTTCAGCCTGTTACATACCTTTTGGGTATTGAGGAACTCAAATGTATATAACCAGGGCATAATAAGCATTAAGAGGGGTAAGTACACGATCCATATCGACAGCAACAGCTTTGACAGATTCACTCTTAAGGGCGGGATATTAAGGAGTAGAAATGCCTTACATGCCGTTGGGGTTGGTATTTGGGGCGGACAGAGCTTAGATATTGACTGCGAAATCGATTCAGATTCAGAATATGGAATTGGCATCCACAACTGGAACAACCAAACCAAAGGGACCAAAACCAATATTTCATGCACGTTCAACGGTTGCGACTATCTTAAGCTGGATGAACTTGGGTCAAACCAGATTGACGAAATAAACCTGAACAACTGTACCACCAATGCGAAGAGCGGGGGAAGCATCAGGGCATCTGTCGTTTCAGCTGATGGGACCAATTCATACTACAAGGATGGAACCGGCAATACGACTAACAATCCAAATGAAGTTCCCTATAATTTCAGGATAAATGCAAAAGGTACTGTTATCAACGAAATAAAGGTAGGAACCTCTGGATGGTCGGTTTACCCTAACCAGTACACAAGGAAGGTTGATAGGATACTCGATCTATCTTTCATTAACGGATATGTTAGGTGCTTGACATCAGGATCAATACTAAAGGGTGAGGTGGTGTCTATATCAAACATCACTAATGCTAAAACAACCGTGGTAAAATACAATGGCGATTCTTCAAACGATGCTTATGGAGTCGCAATTGCTGATGCTGCTGGCGGCTTTGTTTGGGTTGCAGTAAAGGGGAAGATTGCAGATACCTTGGCAACAGGTGTAAACTTTTCGATTGAAAATACGAGAAAGCTAACCTATTCAGGAGGATTGGTTTCAACCCCTACAGCAAAACACTATGAGGTGATAGCAGAAGCAACTGAAAATTCAATCGGTGGATATGTCAGGGCAAAATTAAAATAGATGATTAACGCTCTAATTTGGGTAGGGGAATTAAGTAACCCAACGGGCACTACCCCGTTGGGTCAAAAACGAGTTACGGCATGTGTGTTGCCGAACTAAACTCAGCAAAGGTAAACAAAAAAGCCCAACATCATGAGTTGCTGGGCCACATTTACCAAATGTAATATTATAGAATCTGATTAAAGATATAAAAAATTGGGAAAGATGAAAACAGGAGAAAAGGGATTAAAGCTGATAGAGGAATTTGAAGTAGGTGGGAACCTAAAGAAATACCTTACGGCATATCAGGATGTAGTGGGCGTTTGGACTATTGGTATAGGCTCTACTTACTACGAGGATGGAAGTAAAGTTAAGCGTGGCGATAAGATCACTGAGGAACGTGCAAGGGAATTGTTTAAGAATATTCTTGTTAGGTACGAAAATGATGTCAAGCGAGTGATCAAGGTTTGCTTAAACCAAAACCAGTTCGATGCATTGGTGAGCTTTACCTACAATTTAGGAGGAACTAATCTTGCCAGTTCGACACTGGCCAAACGGGTAAACAACAATCCCTGTGATGCTGATATCCGTAATCAGTTCATGAGATGGAACAAGGCAGGAGGAAAAGTCTATGCAGGATTAACACGAAGGAGAAAAGCAGAAGCGGATTTATATTTCAGTAAGTAAGGGGATGAGCGATGTTAAGCAAGATATGATCGATCGCAAGGTCGATGGAGTGGTAAAGATTTTCGGATTGGCATATAAGGATATCGTTGCACTTGTAGCGACAATATCCATCTTGCTGAATGTCTATTTAGTTTATAAGATTATTACGATGAATGAGGACCTGAATGCCAAGATCGTGGAAGAAGTCCGCAGGCAAGTTCCGCAGGCTGTAAACGAGCGTGTTCCTGAAGTTGTTGACAGCAGATTAGAAGGAGTCCGCGAAGGAGTTGACAAAGCATTGAACAAGGTAGATACCATCGTACAGAGGATCGGAGGTAAGGAATGAAAAAGGCATTGATACTATTGATGTTGGTGTTTTCCGTGTTGGTAACATCATCAAGTCAAAATAAGCCACTGGAGGAAGTAGAAAGGATTCCATTGGTAAAGTCATTGGATAACTTAAACAATTCGTTGGACAGTCTAAAAAAGGTATTGGATGAAAGGTATTAGGATAGTGGCAATTGTGTGCTTGATGTGCATCTTTGCCTCGTGCGGATCTCTTAGAAATAAGAGCAGGTTCAGCGGAAAGTTGGAAATAAAGGAAGGTGCAAAGGTTGAGCAGACCATAAAGGAGCAGTCAAGCAGCAAGTCAGTTGTTCAGGATCGGGAAATTGATAAGGGTACGGTAGTCACCGAGCGTCAAACCACGACCACCACCACAACGGAAGGTAGCAAGGGGAAAGCGGTTATCCGGAAAGGAGACCTAAAGCCAGGGGAAAACTTCATTCCAATGGACAGCGCAGTAGGGATGATCAAAGCTGTACTGGATACCCTGAACAAGACATTGACTTTGGAAGTAACTACTCCTTCAAGGAAAATAGAATCGGTGACTAATGAAAGGATAACCGAACGAAAAGACGTGGAAAGGGAACGTAAGGAAGAAAAGCAGGACACGACCAACAAACAGGTTGCTACGGTTTCACAGAACAGTAGGGAAGAAAAGATCGTTAAGCAGGAATCGGAAAGCGAACCCAATGTTTGGGCTATCCTTATGGACCATATCGGATGGGGGATTGCAGGTGTATTGGTTATAGGGTTCGTATTGTGGTATTTTTTCAGAAAGAAGTAAATGCCAAAAAGCCATAACATCAGACTATCCGAGAGCGAGAGGGAGCTTTTGGGTAAGTCATCTACGAACAGTGGTCAGTACAGTCTGACGAGTGAGGAGTATGAGACCATTAGGGAATATAGGCATGGAACGGTAACAAACCAATATGAAGCCAAGCCACAACGATCAATCCTAACGGCATTGAACGATAAAGGTGAATTAATGGATATTGACGAGTACTGCAGGTTCTATCGCATACCTCGTGAGGATGTACGCTCCTATAAACTTGTCAGTCATACGGGAATTCCTTATTACAATATTGCATCAGGGAATGTTGAGGAATCGGAATCCGAGCTATCTGTTGAGGAAATAAAGGAATTGATTGAAGTTGACCTCAAAACAATTCAGTACAGACCATTGGTCTCAATGAAATCAAAGCGTCCGATTGTCGTATCGATTGCGGATTTGCACTTTGGGGCTTATGTGGATGGATTGAAGAAAACAAAACCATATTCGATCAATATTCTTGCGGATCTACTGCAGGAAGTGGCAGACATTACCAATGAGGAAGAATCAGGAGAAGTACATGTACATATACTCGGAGACCTCATTGAGAGCTTTACAGGCCTCAATCACAAGAACAGTTGGAAAGGACTGCAAAAGGGGATGATAGGTGCTGAAGCTGTTAAACTATCCGCTAAGGTATTGCACGATTGTTTGCTATCCCGTATCGTCAATCTAAAATCCGTTAAGATAATCGCAGGAAACCATGACAGGGTTACTTCGAGCAAAGATGAAGATGATAATGGAGATGCAGCGAATTTAATTGCTTGGGGGTTGGAATTGATGGGTTATGATGTTGAGTTTGATGGCTTCGTATTGACACACCTTGTAGATGGGATAAATTATATCATGCTACACGGTCACGATGCCATCAGTCGGAAGTCTACTAAAGATATATGTTGGGATTATGGTAAGCAAGGTGTATTCAACTTCATTACCGAAGGACATTTGCATTCAATAATCGAAAGGTTGTCATCTGAACAGCGCAAGAAATTTACAGTAGTCAAAGATGATGCAGTCGATCACAGGCGAATGAACATCGCATCATTATTTACCGGAAACAGTTACAGCGAGAAGTTGGGTTATACCTCCAACAGTGGTTTCATCATCAGTAAGAACAATGGAAAGGGAGTGCCAACTGTGTATAATATTGCTGTGTAAATCGGAAATTAACCGATTACAGTATAAAATATTGGCAAAATAATAATTCGTATATTTGTAGAAATAAAAAAAACCGTTAAAGTTTCGCGGCCCTAAACGGTTTTATTTTTTTTCAAAAGATTGGAGGTATAATGATTTAACATTTATAGTGGAACATATATGTTTCACTCCTTTCCTTGTCAAAGGTAGGTATAAGTTTGCGTAAAAGCAAATTGGAGTTTTAACGCTAGGGCGTTTCTAAGCCTAGCCAATATCTATAAATAAAAATAAGAAAATGATCACATTTATCATTACATTCTTTGGAACACTCATTGCAGGACTTTCGTTGCATTTTCTCATTCAGTTCATCGAGCGAATTAAACTAAAACGACTTGAGAAAAAGAAAGCCAGGTCTGTTGAGATTGACTTTGAATTTATATAATATTTCCAAAATTAAAGCCTACCACAATAAGTAGGCTTTAATCCATCCTTTCTATCGGTCTATTGCCTTTCTTGAAGTGCACGAACCTTGTATAGAACCAAGATAGTGCCTGTAGCTGATCATCGTCCTTGGCATAGCTCTCGACTTCAATTCTGGACTTGTCGAGCAACTGCATTCCTATCTCATCAAGGATGGCATCGCGCTTCTCCCTGGCTTCGGTGTTCTTGATCGGGTCCTTGCACTCGTTTATCGCTTGGAGTATCTTGTCTATTGTGGATTGCATGGAACAAAGGTAAGTAAAAAGCCTAACGGTGGGTTAGGCTATAATTTAATCTCTTCTGCAGCATTCATTACATGAATTAATCGTGATAACAGTTTTGTGTTATTAATTGTTCCATCATCATTTAAATAGTGATGGTAGTCTCCATCCGAAACGAATTCAAACTTTAATGAAATATCTAGATATGATGTTGTTCCTTCTTCAACCTCCCTTGCTTCAAGATTTGTTGATGTTCTAATTAAAACTGCCATATCCAAATATACTATTTAGAATTAAACATCTCAACAGCCCTTTCAATAGCTCTCTCGGTGGCTTGTTGGCGGGAGTTGAACTCTTTTCCTAGTGTTCGGAATCCATTTTTAGAATCTGTGGTGCCTGCTACAAATTTAGCTTCGTCTTTTATATCTTTTCTGAAAAACTCTATATCTACATAAATACCAACTGAATCCAGCCATTCGATAATCAAGGCGTTAATTACCGTATTGGACTTAGACATATACATTATCTTCAACCATACTTCTGGTTGGTTCTCGTGCTTTAAAAACGCTTCCTTAGCCTTTCCTGTTAAAATCATAGCGACACCTCCAATTCTCTATGATGTAATGCGAAAAAGACATTTTGCAAAGTGTGTAGATATTTAATGTCTTTAATTACCGATTGACCGTATTCCCATGTATTATGATTTCCTGTATTTAAAACAAGCATCCCATTACATAATTTCCAAGGTGCATTCTCATCATTAACAAACCCACACTTCAACAGCACCTCTTCCGATAAAGGGATGGGTTCGAATTCGCCAATGTATTGCCATAGTGTAGAATGTTCTAACTTGACGCTTACTTTCTTCTCCGATAAACTAACTACATTACCTACTCTTTCTGTGTCGGAATCCATAATAAAGTTTCCAATTCTTAATTCTTCTGCTTTCATTTCTTCTTATCTCTAATTTGTGGTTAGTATATTCTAAAGTTTCTAAATAGCCAATACACAATGGCACAAACTATTATTACTCCGACAATAAAACCTGCTATAAAATTTATCATATCTTCTTTGTTAATATTGGGTTATACAATGTTTTGGATTCTGCTTGATCCCATGACAATGCGTCTCCCATGCACTCCTTAGATGGGTTTTCCGAAACAGGATTCTCAAACAAATACCATCCTAAAGACTTAATTATGGATTCTAAGGATTCTAAACCTGATTTATAGCAATATATGTTTACGGGAATATCTTTTACATAATGAGCGAATAATCCAGTGTGAAAGCTACGGTCTAACACTTCCTCAAACTGTTCTTCGGACATTTCCTTAACCACCGAATAATGATCATACTCTTTAAGCAGTTCGGCTAATCGTTCTGTAATGGTGTCCTTTCCATCAAGTAGGAGGAACTCTCCCTTTGATGTTGTAAATTTTAGTTCTTTCATCTGTTCAAACTTATATATTATCACTCATTTTAATGATAATTCAAATTATCACTCCGATAAGTGATAATTGCTCCTTGGTTAATCTTTTATGCAACATCCCTGTATATGCTTAACCTTTCTTCAACACGCTCCGATAGTTTACGAAAATCATGTTCATAAAGCATTAAATTATCGTACTGCTCCAGTTGGTAAAGTACTGTTGAATGGTCACGGTTGCCTATTACCCTGCCTATATCCTTAAGCGACATCTTAGTGTATTTCCTTAAGTAATGGCAGATAAGGAAACGAGCGGTAACATACACCCTCAATCGGGATTTGCTCTTAATCTGTTCCAAGGTTATCCCCATCACATCGCTTACAGCGTTTATAATAGGTTCTTCATGTCTATTAAGGAAGGATAGCTTACTGTAGCTATCCAGTCCTGCGTATATTAGTGGGGTCATATCAATCCTCCTATAAATAATCCTGTTAAACCTCCTACTGATGCGCCGGCAGAGTACACCAAGCGATCACGCATACTTCCAAATGCAACCTTCTTGACATTAAATGACCAAATGAAGCTGATTAGGAAGGAGACAATTACAACTCCGATAATTACTTGCTTAGCCAGTAGGAGCGTATTAAGTGCAACTAATGACACCTGTGAAAATCCAGTTATAAATAGACTTGTGTTTTGTTTCATCCCTCAAATATTTTAATCTGCTTATTCGGTTTGTTCAATTGTTCATTGGCTTTGATTGCTTCGAGTTTCTTCCTTGCTGTAGCGAGGACTTCCAGCATCTGATCATGTGACAACCCATTCTCCTGGAGATAGGCTATTATCATATCTGCTTGTTCTTGGATGGTCATCCCTCTTGCCCTCCATCTTGGGTGTGGGTATTGCCGATGATTTCTGAATAATACTTCCATTCAAAACCACCAGTTGTAGGCCTAACACCATTAAGACAACTAGATAAATTACCTTGTGATATTCCGCAAGCTTTAATAGCTTCTTTTTGACATGAAAAAACTTCAAGTACTACTCCATTAAGAATTTTACAAACCTTGCCTTTTCTAATTCGCCTTTCCATACTCTGCTTAAACCTGTTTTCAGCCCAAGTTTTCCACTGTATATTTTTGATACTGTATAGATACTTTCTATTGATTCTGTCTATAGAAGGCTTTTTCATTTTGTCAAATCCTGATTTAACCCATTCGTTATAAATCCTGATAAACAATTTATATTCTAAGAATTTAAGGTGAAACCATTCCAATGAGAACTCAACTGTATGCCTAGTTTTCATTTTGTGATATAAGTTCGTTAGCAATCCTTTTGGTGACTGTCTATATTTTACAATTCCATCGGTGCGGAGTCCTCTAAATTTTATCTGTCTCATTTGTGTTTGATTTTAAGTGGTTAAGGATGAAGTTTGCGCCTCTAGTGAAAATCTTTCTAAGGATTGCGTTGCCATTTGACATCATTCTACTTCTACTTTGTACATCCTCATCACTTGGGAGTTCGATTTCTTCAAGGAAATAATTCGGATAGGAGGGTGTGTATTGGTCATCTTGCCACCATGAAAACCACTTGCCTTTTTCAAACTTTAGAAGTCCTTTGTCAGTTAGATACTCTCTATCATCTACTGTCGGCAACTCTCCCTTACTTAGGTATCTCTTTATAAATACTGTTTGCTTTTCCATTACATTTGGTTTAATTCTTGAAGGACGTCATACCAGAAACTTTCACGGTCAGAATTGAATTCTCTACACTCATCAATAATCCCTTTAACATGGATGATGGCGCATTGAATCGCTTCTTTTGGATTGGTGCTTTGTATATCCAAATAGAAGGGCTTCCATATTTCATCTGCACATTCTTTTGCTGTCATGGCTTTTGGTTTAAGTGGTTGTATTTGGTTAATAGTTCTTCTATTTTTACATAGAGGTTACTTTTTGCTTTTTCACTTTTAAAATACACACCCCATTTTTCTAAAGTTTCTTCTAATATTTCAAGAAGTTCCTTATTCTGTTCTTGGATTCCCTGTTTTTGGTAGTTTCTGATTAAACTTACAGGTATGTCTACCCCCATTTCTATACAGCTTAATATTTTTTTGTGAGTAGTCAATAAATCAATTGGGTTGTCGATTAATTCAGTCATGTAGATGTATTTCTCTTGACTTATTTCTTTAAGGATTTTAACCTTATCTATAGCGTTTGTTTTTTCGATATTGACTAGCATCCTTCCACCTCCTTTCCATCAATAGGTAAGGCGAGACCGCGAGATGATGTGCCATGACATTTTTTAAACTTCAATCCGCTTCCACATCTGCAAGCTTCGTTTCTTCCTTGTGGCTTATCCGTATCGGGGTTATAGTAGCCAACAATGCGCTCTCTTTTTCCTTGTGGCATTAATGTGGCAAGCCCTGCGTAAACTGCTGCTATTGCTATACTTTTCTTTTCCATTTGGTTTTAGGGGTTAGAGGGTGTGAGTAATTTTAATGTCTTGAATCAATTCGTCAAGAGTGGCGAATAATCTGTTTTCTGCTACATTTATGATGTTGTATGTGGATTCGCCAAATGGTAAATCATCGTAGCCTAAATCATATTTTATTTCAATTCTAAAGCTGCCTGCGTCACCAATTACATTTATACTAATGAATTCTACCTTTTCTTTAACTATCTTATTGTCGTTGATTAACCAAACTGTTTGGCCATAATCAAACTTTGTGGTTATTTCCATTCTTCTTCTCATTAAGGTTTCTGAAACGTATGCTTCCTTGCATACTCCTTTGCTATCTTTAGCATTTCTTCCTTTTCTTCTGGTGTCAATCCGATACCGAAGAACATCCTGATATTTTTAAGTAGATTTTTCATTATGCAGATAGGTTTTTAAGTTTCTTGTCCTGTTCTTCCTTCCATGCTGATCGGATTTCCTCGTTGCTTATTGGATCGTCAAGGTCTACGAACTTTATGGTGTTCTTGCTGTCGTACATGGGGACGGAGCGCATGGCTTTGGGCTGTTTGGTTTGGAATATCTTTTCGGTTTTCTTAAGCTTTGCAAAGCCTTTATCAGTAGGAACACGTTCCTTGATTTCAATGCGTTGATTCTTACCAATCGTACCCATTGATTTAGTCCTTCTGTAAACCAAAAACTTATCTTTATCAGGGCAATCCTTGGTTATCCAGTACACCCATTTAGAGGTCTTTCCATATTTCTTAGCAACCTCGGATGCATACATGGTGTGCCTATGTAATGCAACCTCTTTCTTTAATTCAGATAGATCGTTTCCAATGTTTCTTCCTAACTTTCGGTTTCTTCTGATCACCGTTTTGACCGAAGTGTAATTGATACCGGTTTCATTTGAAATCTCCTTATAGGTAGATCCTGAATCATATAAAGACAGTAATACTTCAATTTGACTTTGAGGAATATTCTTGTTTTTATTCGCTCTCATGTTTACAAGCTTAGCAGGCTTCATCAAGCACCTCCAATCTTGCAAAAGTTACAGGCTTCAACCAGCTATCGAACCTCCATCCGATGAAGTCCTTTGCTTCATCATAGGTTAGAAATTCCTGAGCACCGATAATTCCGGTACTGTCAAACCATAGGTATTTAGAATCATCGTTAGGCACAGC